GATGGCGTCAACCATCACTTCACGATCGGACTTGCCAGCAAATTCGTAATCGGCATCCAGAGCAATACGAGCTTTTTCAACCAGCGCAACACGGGCAGCCACAAGGCCATCCACATCAACGCGCTGAGCTTCTTCCAGCTCGGCTTTCAGAGAGTCAACTTGCTCAGTCAGGGCATCAGAGCGACCTTCCAGAGAATCTTCTTTCTCCTTCATGCCGTGTTCCATGTCGGCCATTTTGGCCTTCATGTCTTCAGCTTCCTTGACCAGAGCGTCGTACTTCTTCTTCATGTCCTCGTAGGACATCTTGGCGTCTTCGCGTTCTTTGGTGATCGCCAGAGCAACGCTCTCGCTCACCTCAAACTCGGCGCCGTCAAAGACGACTTTGGCGGTCATAATTTGAGTTTCCGTGATAGGGAAAAGAGTAGGGTCAACGCCATCTTGGCGATCCAAGTGAAGTTTCACTTCAGGGCCTCCACGACCCCGACGAACGATAGCAACATGGTTCCCAGAAATCTCTTTCTGGATACCGTCGTAATGCTCGCCGCTATCAGTCACTCCAGGAGTTGGATCATAAGTAACGCGATAACCAGCGCTCACCTCGCGAACATCACCGCGCATCACTTTGTCAATCACCTCTTGGTCCGTAATAGTCATGACAGCACGGACAAATCCGTTGTCATAAACCACTTCAGTGCCAGTAAAGCCAATTGAGTGATTCTTGGTGTTCTCACTGTCCAAAAGAACAGGAGGATGCTCCATGGTGATAGCTTTGCCCGCAAATGAGGCAAGGCTTTCAGGAGACGCCACTTCCGACTCAGGGCGGAATTCCTTCCGCACTGAACCGTCAGCATCTGAATAGAGCTGAATGCCAGTACGAGCTATTGAAGCCCACACGCGAAGATAACCTTCGGGCGTGGTTTCATACTTCTCGATAGGAGAAAAGTCGTATCTGCAGGATGTGGTTCCCATACATACACTTTAGAAGTGTCAATTACATCCTATATTATCTTTGATGCTATTCTGCATAAGATTGCGTGACGGCACATAGAATCAAGCCACCAAGCGTGTCTTACGACAGCGCTAAGAAGTTGATTGGCAAGCGCATTAAAGAGGCCAGGCAAAACTGTGGGCTATCCCAGCGAGACATTGCCACAGCTTTGTTCTGCGATCAAGCAACAATCTCACGCATTGAAAAAGGGACCATCGCCCCAGACGTTGCGCAAATAAGAGTGCTGAGCGGCTTGTTTGAACTCAGCGTGCTGTGGCTGATGGGCTACCCCAGCTTTGTAGTTCATGCCACCAGACGACGACCTTAGTCGTCGTCTTCATCTTCGTCGCGAATGGATGACAGGGCATCTTCAATGCCCTCCATCACATAAGCCTTTGCCATTGCAACTGCCTCAAATGTGAGGAATTTACATGGCTCAAACATTTCGTCCGGCTTCTCGTAGTGACTCAGCACATACTCGTGGGTTTCCTCTAGGCGGCCGTTCTTAAATACATGCTTATGCACGTATTCCCATTGAGAAGTGTTGCGATGGGCGTTCCGAGAAAGAATCTGACACGCCTCAAGAATACTGATGCCTTCTTCTTCCCTCACAATTTGAACTCCGTCCATCATTGTTTCTTGCGGCTTTCCAGCATCTTAAGAGTGCGAGAAGCCCATGCACGTCCTGCATCGCCTCCCCACAACTGCCAGGAGATGTAGCCAGCATCATCTTCGCCACCACTCTTGTTCTTTTCATGCCTTGAAAAGAACGCCACCATGCGACGCAATGTCGCCTCACTCACCTTCTTTCCATTGGCAAGATTACTGGCGCGAACCACGCCACTGCCAATTCCTTGCGCCCCAGCTTCCTTGCTTGTAAGACCACCTTTCTTGTGCTTCTTTCGCAGCTCAAGGCCGCGACGAGCAGCAGCTTGCACTGCCTTAGGAGGGGCGAAGCCTTCAGCGTCGCCCCTCAGTTCTTTTTTTTCTTGCGACGATCCTCAGACAGTTTCTTCAAATAGCCACGGCAACGCTTCTCACCAGGCCCCATCATCTCGTCGAGATAGCCAGCAATGTAATCATCACTCTTGCCTTCAGTAGAAGCCCCCGCTTCGCTCATGGCAATTGCCATGGCTTGGCGAGGGTCTTTCACGATTTCACCAGAGCTGCTCTTAAGAGTGCCGGCTTCAAATTCGCCCATCACTTTGCGAATTTTCTTCTGACGAGCAGTCATAGCTTAATTACAGTCACTACTTAATAAATTTTAAGCAGGAAACTTAAATAAGCTACGCAGGTTCAACAAGGAGGCAGTCAAACGATTTAGACGCCCAGAAGAGTCCAAGGTTGTTCGCAGTTTCCTCGTACAACACGCGAAAACCTTGCTCCTTTAGGAACTCAGCCAGTTTCTCCATTGAAAGCCGCCCTTTGAAGTCTTCAAGGAACTCCGGCGTTTGCTCCTCAAAGAGGAATGTCCCCATTCCAGAAGTGCCCACGCCATTGTGAAACTCACCAAAGATCGTCTCAATTTGGTCCAACTTAGTGCATGTGTACAGTGCTGGGAATTCAGCCCCTTCGGCGTCAATTTTGATCACATTGGGAGACCAAGTTTCAATGGCATCATCCAGTGAAATGGATGGCACCACCTCGCCCAAACCAGTCACGCTGCAGCCCCCGCCAGAATTCACAGGGTTGTCACTAGCTTCAAAGCGCACTTCCACTTCCTTGTCGCTGCGTGTCACTGCAACGTTTTGACAATGAGCCTCCTCAAATGAAGCAATGTTGTGCTCCAACAGCTCATAATTTTCTGCATTGGGTTCAAACGACACAACCATTTCAGCGTTGTGCCGCATGGCCTTGATCGCAAACGATCCAATGTGACCACCAATGTCCAAAATGCGCTTGCCTTTCAAGTCGGCAAGCTCATATTCGTTCTGGTTGACGACATGCTCAAAGATTGAGGCGTCGTATGTGCTGGGGCGAAGTTTGATTTGAGTCATGATCAGGCTTCCTTGATTTTGCGCTTGCGGCCGTATTTGATTGGTGCTGTCAGAGTGCGATTAACCACTTGCAAGAAAGCATCACCAATCACCTCCCAGGTGTAGTGGTCCTGATGCACGGCCTCGTAACACCAGTCAGCCACCTTCTGCATGTCATCCCGGTTTTCGTAGTAGTGCTTCAGGATGTCTGCCATGCCGGAGGGTGAAGGCTGCCCGCGATCCAAGCCATAGTTCCGATCAACCTCCCAGCTCTCCACGGGAATCCGAGGAATGCCGTAGAAGATCTCCTTCATTGACGTGTGATCGGGCACCACTTGAGCCGTGCCAGTGGCGGCATGCTCAAAGTTCACAAGGCCCCAGCCCTCACCAATACAAGTGTTCACGCCCACATCAGCCGCGTTATACACAAGGTTCAAGCGTTCGGCCGGCAGGCACTTGGTCACATCAAAATCCTGACTGGTAAGCATCACCTTGCCAGTTGGGTCGTAGTCGTAATCCCTCGCAATTCGCTTGAATAGAGGAATCACGTCCCAACCTTGATCTTTCTTGCCCATATGAAGCCACAAACGCGCATCAGGCGCCTCCTTCGCAAACTCGATGAACCCTTTAATCGTCAGGTCAATACGCTTGCGCGGTTGATTGCGGTTGCCATTAAAGACGAGGAAATGATCGGGATCAATGCCAAGTTCCTTGCGGGCTTCAGCTTGGTCAACCCGGAAGAAGGTGGAACGATCAACGCCATGCGGAAGCACGTCACAAGGCAAATCACAACCCGCCTTACGCACCTCTTGTAAGCCAAACTGCGTGTAAGTGCCCATGCCATCCCATGCCTTGGCCGGCTCAAACACGTCCGAAAAGAAACCGTAGCTGTCAGTCGGGAAATAGCCATACCACTTGAAGCCAAGTTGCTGCTTCAAAGGCTTCACCTTCTCCCATAGCTGGTTCAAAATCCAAATATCATTCACCGCCAGCACCAAGTCCGGCTTCTCCTTTGCAACGATCTCTGCAATGCGATGTGAACCGTAAGGATCACTACCTCCCACCATTGCTGGATAAAGCCGATAGGGGAGCCCATGAGGGTCTCCCCAGTAGTTCACGGCCAGAACAACAATCTCGTGCTCTTTGGCAAGGATTGGCAAGAGACCTTCAGCAACTCGCCCAAAACCAGTTTGGACGGCGCAGTCCCCGCAATAAAGGATTTTCGCCATGGAAGCGGTACGTTCGACGCCATCTTAGTAACGAAAACTAAACCGTCACGTTGATTCCAGCACCACGCTTGTATTCAACAAAACAACGGCACCTTGCTCTGCATTCGCAACGCTGACCAGGCATCGGAAGACTGCCAATAGGCACCAATCCAGCCCCTGCGTATCTCAAGCAGTCATCACAATGATCCGCTTGGGGATCCAAGCGACGACGCATCATTGAATACCCTTGCTTCTCTTGCCGAAGCGTGGTTCCTTCCCAGTAACTGCCACGTACAGACTCAGCGTATAGCTGGATACGAGCAAGAGCCATGGGAGCAGAAACGCGGCCAGCCAAAACATCGCCAGCAAAACCTTGGAGATAACGATATTCCGCACGAAGTCTCTGACCGATGCGGCCATACTCTCTAGCGCCCATACGAGCCCGACCACCATGGCCCAGCACAGTTGCCTGAATATGAGCGCCTTTGATGGCTTCTCTAACGCTTCCTTGCCATTGATCCAAAGTAATGTTTCCATCAATCAACATTCGCGTGAAACGACGCAAGTCCTTGCCAAGTTCAACAATTCGGCCGTCGACTAATGCAATAACTGCCTTTTCACTCATGAACTTGCCGGAGGGGCGCCTGTAGCGCCCCACCAGCGGGTCATAAGTCCAGTCCGCATCCATGCGCGGCCAAGGATCACTTAGTGGGCTCAGCATCTTCTGCCTCCAGAATGTCCTTAAAGCGCTCTGGTGCCTCCTGTTTCCATTGATTCAAAGCAGCGTCGATGTCCTCAGCCGTGATTTGAGCAGCTTCGTCAATGTCAGAAAGAATTAACCCTTCAGCCTTGATTGGCTCAATGGCATCTTCCTTTTTCTCAAGGAACTCCTTATGAACCTTTTCAAACACCTCATGCGTAGAACAGGGCATGTACACGGGACCATCGTCTGTCTCATGGACGTGGTGGCCGTCGCAGCCCAGCTTCTTTGCGTCCAACTCCGCCTCTTCTTTGGTTTTGTGCGCATGCGCTGCAGGATCCTTGGCATCAACCTTGCTGCTGACCATCTTGGCCTTGCCCTTGCGATTAGCGTCGGGATCTTTGCGACGCTTGCGAGCTACGAGCGTTGAACGCTCTTTCTTCGACAGACTTCGTGCTTTTGCTTTCGGCAAGCACTTTGGCTTGCCTTCTTTTTCGCCACGACCGCCGCAAGGTCCAATGATCTCTCCATTGGCGCCAATTCTCACCCACTCTTCTTTGAACCACTTGGCGAGATCATCAACATGCACCTCGCCTTCGTCGTTCTTAAATGCGCCAGAAAGACTTCCATGCTTGCGCTTGTACATTTCCTTGTAGCGCTGCACCACATAGCCGCTCGCATAAGCACTCGGCCACACCTTGAACTTTGCCTTAGCTGCTGACACGGCCCTGGAATGCAACGCCTTGTCAGTGAATTTCACATCACCACGAACGTGCTCAAGGTCGCCGGGTAGGTAGAGACCCGCCGCATCCTCAACCTCCGCGCTATCTGCTGCGCCCCTCGTGCCGTCAATGGGTAGTGTTCCATTGGATTGATCAAGAGGGTCGCGACCACCAGGAGGGACATCGCCAGCGGCAGCCTTTTCGGGCAGTTCACGACGGA